ATATTGCATCAAAATTAAATAAATAATGCTTATATTTAAACATGGAAATATTTAAAGATATAGTTGGATACGAAGGATTGTATCAAGTTAGTAACATGGGTAGAGTAAAAAGGTTACCAAGAGAAATAGAAAATGGTACTGGATATTTTATTTGCAAGGAAAAAATATTAGACCCATCGAAAGATGCAAAAGGATATTTTGCAACTTGTTTAAGAAAAAACAATCAAGGTAAAGTACATAAGATACATCAATTAGTAGCAATAGCTTTTCTTAATCATACACCTTGCGGAATGAAATTAGTGATAGATCATCGAAACGATATAAAAACTGACAATCGTGTTGATAATTTACAATTAGTTACTAATAGAGAAAATACCAGCAAGGATAAAAAAAATAAAACATCAAAATACAAAGGTGTTAGTTGGCATAAACCTACGCAAAAATGGGTTGCTCAAATATATATAGATGGCAAAGCATTTAATTTAGGATATTTTGAAAAAGAATACGATGCAAGTGTTGTATATCAAAATAAATTATTATCTTTAAACAATTAATTTAAATAAGTAAAAGAATGAGCAAGTTACGAGGAATTATTACACACATTGGAGAGGTAATCGAATTAGGGAACTACAAAAAGCTGTATGTTCATGTAGTAGAAAACGAAGGAGAATATCCACAATCATGCAACTTCGAAGTATTCGGAGAAGCAAAAGTAGATAACGTTCTTAAATACAATCGAGTAGGAGATGTTGTCGAAGTAGATTACAACTTAAAAGCTCAAGAATCTAAACGAGAAGCTGGTGTGTATTTTAACACTATTCAATCTTGGAAGATTACAAAGCATGATTAAGCAAATAGAAGTAATAGCAAAGAAACATAAGGACTGGGTGAATATCGCTCGGTCCTTTGGTGCTAAAACAGAGGCAGAAGATATCGTTCAGGAAATGTACCTTCGATTAGATAAGTACATTAAGCCAGACCAAAAGATTTCAACGTCGTTTGTATGGATTACTTTGAGAAATATATACTTTGACTTTCTAAAGAAAGAACCAATCACATTTGAACTAGATAAGACCGTTTCTGAGGCTGTTTGCGAGACCGAAAGTATAATTGCATACGGAGAGTTAAATAAACGCGTTAGAGACGAACTTAATAATGTCGATTGGTTTGATAAAATGCTATTTGAACTATACGTTACAAGTGGAAAGTCAATGCGAGAACTATCTAAAGAGACAGGAATCAGTCTATCTTGTATATTTTATACCACCAATAGAACAAAAAAGCACTTAATTAGTTTACTTAATGAGGACTATGAAGATTATTTAAACGAAGATTACGAATGGCTAAAAGAAAAGCAACAGGGCTAGGAGATACAATAGAGAATGTTCTCCAAGCGACAGGAATAGATAAAGTAGCAAAGTTTATATTAGGAGAAGATTGTGGATGCGATGAACGTAAAGCAAAACTAAACGAACTTTGGTCCTATAGAAAGAAACCGCTTTGCCTTAATGAAGATGAGTACTTATGGCTTAACGAAGGAGGGTTAAAGAAAGCAGAAACATCCCTAGTAGATTCTATGTTGATGCAAAGAACACATAACAGAGTATTCCAAACAGGGAACTTGCAATATACTTCTTGTGCTTCTTGTTTGAGAGATCAATATAATGATTTGAAACGAATATATGACGCATATTAATAACGACATAATACAAGTAATATATTCAGGTAGATTCTTTTTTGTAGTTTGCCTGAATTAATTAATTAAATTGTATTAATTATGGATAAAAGAAAGAATAACGGAGGACATTCTACTGCTGGTAAAGCTGGTCGTAAAAGTCTATCCGATGAAATAAAAGGTTTCAATTTAGCAGCACCGCATGTTGAAGATGCTTTCAGAGTGATAGCAGAAATAACAATAGACGAAACAAAAAGACCTTCAGACAGAATTGCAGCTGCTAAGATTATAATTGAGTATGGTTGTGGTAAACCTAAAGAAAGAGTTGAGTCAGATGTTACAATTAATACAACAACACTAAAAGATTTGATTAACTTTGGTAACACTGAATCCTAAATATAAATCATTTGGAAGTGATAGCAGATATTTTATTATTACTGGTGGGAGGGGTAGTGGTAAGTCTTACAGCATTAACTTGCTACTTCTACTACTTACATATGAAAGTGGGCATACCATTTTATTTACAAGATATACACTTACTTCTGCTCACGTTTCTATTATTCCTGAGTTTATTGATAAGATTGATATACTAGATAAGCACTCCGATTTTCATATAACAAAGGACGAGATTATAAATCTAAGAACAGGAAGTAAGATATTATTTAAAGGTATAAAGACAAGCTCAGGAACTCAAACGGCAAACCTTAAATCTTTGGCTGGAGTTACAACCTGGATATTAGATGAAGCAGAAGAGCTTACAGATGAAGATACATTTGATAAGATAGATTATTCGATACGTTCTAAAGACAAACAGAATAGGGTAATACTTATACTTAATCCAGCAACGAAAGAGCACTTCATCTACCAAAAGTTCTTTGAAGCAAAAGGAGTTGAAGCGGGTAGCAATGTAATCAAAGGAGATACAACATACATTCATACTACTTACTTAGATAATTATAACAACTTATCTGAAAGTTTCTTAAATCAAATACAAACAATAAAAGAACGTAGACCTGATAAGTATAAACACACAATACTTGGAGGATGGTTAGAGAAAGCAGAAGGAGTTATCTTTACCAATTGGAGAATAGGAGAGTTCAATAAAGATAATGGAAGTGTATTCGGTCAGGATTATGGATTCAGTAACGATCCATCGACATTAATTGAAACGTCAATTGATAGAGCTAACAAAAAGATATACATAAAAGAACACATACACAAGCAAGGTTTAACAACGTCAGAACTTGCGCAATTAAACCAACAATTTGCAGGAAGAGATTTGATAGTAGGGGATAACTCAGAGCCTAGATTGATAGCAGAACTTAAAGCAAGAGGTTTAAATATAGTAGCAACAATTAAGGGAGCAGACTCAGTTAAATATGGAATAAGTTTAATTCAAGATTATGACTTGATTATTGAAGAAAATTCCGTAAATTTGATAAAGGAATTAAACAACTATTGTTGGTTAGAAAAAAAGAGTGAAACACCAATAGATAAATGGAATCACTGCTTAGATGCAATGAGATACGCGATTAGTTATCAGTTAGCTAATCCAAACAAAGGGAAGTATTCAATTTACTAAATACAAAATATGAAAACAGAAGTTAAAGAAGTAACGTTTCAAGTTCCGAACAAGAAACAAATTATTAAGGATGTAACCTTAGACTTAATTGAGAAGTTTAAAGCTGAACATGGAGACGGGTGGAAGTTAGAGATGTATGAAGCAATCGACAATGAGATTATGAAGTTTCAAGGAAGTTTGGAGTATTGGAAAGCTATTAGAAAATTGATTAAATGAAGGCAAGCGAATTAAGAATAGGTAACTGGTTTAAAGAAGATATTCTAGAACAAACTTTTGCTCAAATTACAGCAGAACAAATACTAGACTTCTACGATGATCCTTTAGATGACTTTTATCAACCAATACCATTAACGGAAGAATGGCTATTGAAGTTTGGGCTTGAATTTGTTATTGATACATGGTATTTAAAAGGATTTGCTATTTGGGAAACGGAATGTGGCGATGAAAAAGGGAATACAGAAATTGGATACTTTTATGAATTAAGAGAAGTTGGTATGATGGATAGACATATTAAATACGTTCATGAATTACAAAACCTATATTTTGCGTTAACAAGAGAAGAACTATGAAGTTAGAACTAGTAATACCAACATCGTTAAATGAGATACCCTTGATGCACTACCAAAAATACATGGTAGTTGCATCGAATAAGGATAACTCAGAGCTGTTTATATCACAGAAAATGATTGAGATTTTTTGTGGTATAGAATTAAAGAACGTGGTTAATATTAAGTTGTCAGATGTAATAGACTTAGTTACTCATTTCAAGAAATTATTCAGTGATAAGTTAGAACTTAAAAGAACATTCGAGATTCAAGGGGTAAAGTTTGGATTCATTAATGAGCTTGAAGATATATCCTTTGGAGAGTATATAGATTTAGAGTCTAACATAATCGACGTACAATCCTTCCATAAGGCAATGGCTGTTATGTATCGACCTATTACGAGTCAGAAAGGGGATAAGTATACCATAGATAAATACAGCGGGACAGCGAACTATGCTGACTTGATGAAGTACGCACCGCTTGATGTTGTATTGCCAGCGTCGGTTTTTTTTTGGAATTTAGGAAGCGAACTATTGACAGCTACCCTGTCTTATTTGGAGAAACAGATGACGAAGAAGAACAAAACGATTTTAGCGAAACAACTCAATTTGGACAACGATGGGGATGGTATCAGTCAATATATCAACTCGCTAAAGGAGACATTACGAAGTTTGACAGAGTTACAGAAAGTGGACTATTTGAGTGCTTAACAATGTTGACGTTTGAAAAGCAGAAAATGGAAATAGAAAATAGACAATTAAAAAGAGCACATGAAAGGATACTATGATTTTACA